ATCTGTAACTTCTTTAATTTAGTTACCGCTACCAGCAAGACTCATCTATATCAGAACTACTTTATTGCAGAATCTAAGAGCTTCTTAGGGCAGTCGTATGCATTTGCGCCATTCCAGGCTGATGGGTCATTGGCAAATCTAAACGGCGATAACCAGCAGTTGCGTGTACTATTTCCATCACAGGAACTTGTTATCCGCTTGGTAGAAGAAGGCGACGGTAACCGGCTTAGTGTGCTGCAACTCACGACCGCATGGGTAACTGCTGCGGGCGACATATATACAACATTTACTGATTACTTTGTTGGCACTGGATCTACGTTTAGTGATGATGCTGTTGAGTTGCGATTTCGCTCATCAATGGATAGCGTTGGCGCTGGATTCCCGGCACGCACATTAACCGCTGATAATATCGGTGTGTTGCCATTAAACGCGGAGCTGTACTTAAATTGAACGATCTTATCGGGCTACGTCGAGCATGGGGCGCTAAGCCGGGTGATGGTAGCGGCACAGTGGATTGCTGTTTGCTCGCAGCAGAGGTACGCAAACGGCTGGGCTACTATGACTTCACGCCAGATCTAGCATGGGTGTTTGAGAAATACACTGACGAAACATTTAGCGGCAAGTACATAGTTAAATGGCTTTTGGAGCATGGAACTAAACTAAAGGAACCAGAACCTCATGCGTTGGTGCTGATGCCTGGGTTGAACCACGGCGCAGTGGGTACAGTGCTTGATGATGGTCGTGTGCTTTACATTAGTGGCAGTAGTGGTGTCGTAATTGCGCCATTGCCTCCTAGTGTTGGCAGGTACTTTAGGCTTAACAAATGACTCGCAAGCTGCTCCCGTATGAATATGAGCTGATCCAACAGCTTGGTGTCACCGAGGATGAATACCTCGATTTCTTGGCAGTGCAGTTTGACTACACCCGCACGCCAGAGCAGAAGCTAGCCACTATAGAAGCTGATTTTGGTGTCACCGCATTAGTGCTCACGGTTGTCGGCATTTTGTTCCAAGTGGCGTCAGTATTGCTGATGCCCAAGCCGGAAATCCCCGGTGCCAAGAACCAGCGCAGATCTCGTGAGCAGCGATTCAGTCCACGCTTCGGTTTTAACAGCAGCCAAGAGCTTGGCCAATACGGCGATCCCATTAACCTCGTCTACTGCAATACCAGCCAAAACCCTAGAGGTGCAGTGCGTGTTAGTACATCACTGGTGTGGTCATCAGTGGAAAGCTATGGATCCACGCAATTTATGCAGCTATTGCTGGTGCTAGGTGCTGCAAAGATAAAGGCGCTTGACTTTGACCGCACAGCATTTGGTCAGCTCACATTGGGACAGTTCAGTGCATCTAACACTTGGTTGTATTACGAAGACGATGGTCCAGTAAGTTTTAATAATAAAGTATTAGGTGATGGCAAGGATCCCACCCGTGACGGTGCTAATGGCGCTGACGATGTGTGTCGCGTTATCTTTGCCAAGGAGCGGCGCGATGGTTACAGCCAAACATTCAGTCCTAGTAGCCTCACTTCCATCGGTGTTTACGATCCCATTCCACTAAATGTGGAAGTCATGGAGCGCCGCAGCGCCGGCAAACCATCGTGGCGTGATTTAAGAGTAATCATTGCAGAAGGAAATTATGACACTAATAATGGCGCGCGGTGGGAAGTGGGGCGCCAATTTACTGTTATATTTCGCAAAGCAGAAAGGGAAGGTGGTGTAGCAGTAGAAGCGGCTAGGGATATGCGCTATCAACTGATTGCTGCCCTGGATCAAGGTGCCACCTACATGCTTGGCACGGCAAAGTTCAAGCTGGTATCAATAGATCCAGACAATATGAATCTAGACAATAATGACATACGCGCTAAGTTTGAATGTATTGAAAAAGGCCGCCGACCATCTACGAACTACGACAAAACAAAAAGCAAAATATGGACCGAAAAAGATAGGGAAGACATTGAAGATGCTATTGATCAGTTAAAAGCAGATGCCGATTATTCTGTCATTCCTCCGTCAGGTGATCGAGAAGTGCTTAATGCTGTAGTAAATAATGGTGACATAACGCTTAAACTAGGAAAATATGGCTATACGAATTACAGCTTCAAGAACAACAAAACTTTAGAGTGGAGAGACGAGCTAGATCAAAGGAAAAATGCCACAGTCCCCAACGGTGGCTCCATCGCTACCACCGAGCAAATCCTGCAAGAGTTTTTAGCAGACAAGCCTAAGCTCGACACACAAGATCTGCGCAATGAAATTGATGACGACCTAGAAAGCATTCGCCAACTAAGAGATGATGTAACAGATGGTGATTACGACAACCAATTTAGAAACAATGCTAGATCTATTGTGCGGTCAATTAAGAGACGCATTAGGGATTTGAACGATCGGTTAGACGAGAAAGTGCAGTCATCAACAAGATTAAATCAAAATACTACGAGAATTGACGGGCAAAGAGTTTTAACAAATAGAACCAGACTTGATCGACGAAATCGCGGCATTGGGCGCCTTCAAAATGAAATTGAAGAACTTCAAGAAAGGCGTGATGACATCTTAAGCGGGAATATATCTAGGCAGCGAAGTGCATATGTACGATTTTTGCGTAATGCTAATTTTTCGTTTAGGGGACTTGATGGCAATCGTTATGGAACAGGTGGTATTCGTGCAATGAAGCGGCGCTTAGCGCAAATCAAAGGGCGCTTCACCACTGATCAAATCGGCGTGCGTAATATACGTGACTACTTAAAGGATTTAATTGAAGAAAAAAAGCAAGCATTAAAAGACGCAGAAATAGTCGAAAAGAACTGGGAAACCCTGGCTGGCGCTAGTGATGATAACTTTTTTACTAAGTGCTTTGTCAAGATAGAATCTGCTGCTTATCAAACAGTCACGGCTTGCGACTATGTAAAATTTGCTATCCGCTGCAAGCTCTTTAGGCGTTTCTCTGGTCGCGCTCGAAGCTACGGCGAAAAAGAAGCACCAGAAGGCTTCAAGCTCAGTGACAATGGCATCCAAGGGCGCATGGCATTTTTTAAGGTGGCGTACAAAAAGACGGAAAGCAAAAGAGAAAACTACAGGACGTTGCCTCTTGTTTTTGCAGTGAGACGTAATGCTGACCAAGATAATTTTATTGGGTTAGCCTTCAAAGGTAACGAACGAGCCAAATGGGAATTTAGAATTGAGCCCATTGGAGACATCGGCGCAGAGATTCAAGACAGCGGGCAGAAGCAAATGGCCTTTATTGAAAACTCAGGACGTGTGCAAACATACGAGCATGTTGGATCTAAGTTTGGATGGACTGGCTCGTTAGTTGACATTAGCGGCAACATCAAAAGTGCACTAAAAGAACGCGGTCCACTGTACACCAATGAGTGGGACTTGTTTTCTGTGCGCTCCGATACGCAGGTGCAGTTCAGCTTTGAAGGTGGTCCTGAGTTTCGCATTACGGCTGTTACTGAGCAGCAAGCAGAAAGTAACGCTGGCAAATACACTGGCATGAGCTTAATGGCGCTTGGCGTATTTTCCGGTCGCGGTGTGCAGGATTTGCGTTCAATTACTGGTTATGTCACCCAAGGCAAAGAAAGCTGGACCGTCAATGACAATGGAACTCGCACCCGCAGCGCAAATAGCACCAGCTACGCTCCAGACATCTTTGCTGACACCGTCCTTGATAGCGAAAACGGCATCGGTAAATTCGCTAAATCAGAAGGCATTGATTGGAACGGAGTTGCACTTGCTAAGCGGTTTTGCAAAAACAGCGGACTTGGCTGCCAGTTATTTATGGATGGCGTTATCTCTGAACAAACACCATGGCGACAGTTTTGGGCTGAAACCGCACCGTTTAGCCTGCTGGAATTTGCACGTATTGGCGGCAGGGAAACGCTGATTCCTGCAGTGCCGGTTAATTCAGCAGGCGTTGCCAACCGCGAGGTGGTGGTTAATGCCTTATTTACTGCCGGCAATGTACTTGAAGGCTCTTACAAGGAGGAGTTCATCGACTACGGCAGCGCAGTGCAAGACTTGATTGCCACTGTCATTTATCGTGAAACCGAATCGCAGGATGTGTTCCCGCGCAATTCCAGCGTTACCGTATCGCTTAAAGATGTAGACGATGATACCGCAATACTGCAATCATTTGACTTAAGCCAATTTGTAACGCAACGTGAGCAGGCAATTCTATTTGCCAAATTGCTATGCAATCAACGCCGGCACATACGTCGCGGCATCGAATTTAAGACCTTTCCAACTGACACACCCATTAGTCCTGGCGCGTATATCTACGTTGACATCGGCCTCAATAGCTGGGATCGTATATCATCTGGTTTGATTATGGAAGGCGGTGCATTAAATGCGCCACTAACGGATAGTATCAATAATGGCAGCTATAGCGTGTTGATCTACAAAAGCAATGAGCAAACTCAATCATTCGATAGCGTAACGGTATCAAGCGGCAGTGCAGCAGCCCTGGCGCCATACGCCGGTTATATGTTTGTGCTTGGCGCCAAGTCTGATCGCAAGCGAGTGTTTCGTGTCGTCGAGGTGCAAATGGACGAAGAAGGTGAGATCACTATCAAAGCCATGGAGCATCCGTGCGACACCAGCGGCAGTTTGCTGCTAAGCCGAATCGCCAATTTTAGCGGCTCCCTGTTTAATGTTCGCTAGAATGTAACAAAGAATAGCTGCATCATGGGCTTTTACACAGGACGCACCGGCTCTCTTGTTTTTGACAGCAAGCCAGTTGCCAAAATCCGCGATTGGTCACTAGAAACCACTGTAGAGCTGCTGTCAACTAATACCATCGACAGCGCGGTCAATACATTTACCCCTGGTGTTAAAGGTGCCACTGGAAGTGCCACGTTGATGTACTACAGGCTGGAGTTGGGAGAATCTGCAATTAACACACAGTTTACGGCGCTGCTAAACAAAGTAATGAAAAGCGGAGCGGCTGATACAACTGATCGTGTATTGCTGGAGCTTAACGTAGGCGGTGACGCTGCTGATGACATAAAACTTAA